TGCCGGGACGACGGCAAATGGGCGTGCTACGAATTCGGCGAAATCGTGGCCAGGCAGAACGGCAAGGGCTCGATCCTGGAGATCCGCGCTCTGGCTGGCCTTCTGCTGCTAGGCGAGCAGTTGATCATGTGGTCCGCTCACGAGTACAAGACCAGCATGGAGGCGTACCGGCGTTGCCGGACGCTTCTGCGGCGGCTCGGCAAGCAGGTCAATCCGAACAACGAGAACCTGTGGGACGTCGACGGCGTTCTCATCAAGTTCGTCAATACGAACGGCGAGGAAGGCTTCGAGCGCCTCGACACCGAGGCCCGCATCAAGTTCGTGGCTCGCAGCAAAGGTTCGGGCCGCGGGTTCTCCGGCGACCTCGTCATCATCGACGAGTCTTTCGCCTTTACGGCGGAGCAGCAGGACGCGCTGATGCCCGCGATGGCGGCCCGCCCGAACGCGCAGATCATCTACACGTCGTCGCCGCCTTTGAATGGCGAGTCCGGCGAGGTCATGTTCAATCTGAAGCGCCGGGCGGATGCGGGCGGCGACGACAGTCTGGGCTGGCGGGACTGGGGGATCGAGGGCGACCTCGACCACCTCGACGACATCGACCTGGATGACCGCCGGTTGTGGGCAGCCTCGAACCCAGCGCTCGGGATGCGACTGACGGAGGAGACGATCCTTCGCGAACGCCGCTCGATGGGAAACGCTGGCTTCGCGCGGGAACGGCTGTGTATCTGGCCGAAGATCTCGCAGGGCAACACGGTCATCGACACGGCGGCCTGGGCGCGGCTGGCGGATTCGGGCTCGCAGCGCGACCGAGAAGCAGGCGTGGCGGTCGGCGTCGACATCAGTCCCCTGCGGGACTACGCGGCGGTGTGCGTGTACGGGCTGCGCGAGGACGGTCTGGGGCATACGCAGGTCGCGGACTACCGGCCGGGCACGAAGTGGCTGGTACCGCGGCTGGTCGAGCTGCGGGAGGCGCTCGGTCCGGTGTCGGTGGCGATGGGGCGGGGCACGTTCGCGTTCCTGGACACCGACCTGGACAAGGCTGGATTCCAGCGGCCGGACGATCTGGAGGTTCCGGAGTCTGGCGATCTGGCGGTGACGAACGCGGTCGATATGGCTGCCGCGGCTGGCCAGCTGCTGGAGGCGGTGCGCGAGGAGTCGTTCCGTGTCGTTCCGAACCGGCATCTGGATGTGGCGGTCGCGTCGGCGAAGACGCGGCAGACCGGCGACACGATCGCGTGGACGGTGAAGGGCGTTGAGGGCGACATCAGCCTGCTTGTGGCGATGACGCTGGCCCGCTGGTCCTACGTGACCCGGTCGCATCTGCTTGAGGGCAGCCAGTACGACGTTCTGCAGTCGATCTGTTAGGGGGCGTGATGGCGTTCGGACGGTGGTTCCGTCGCGCTCCGCATAGGGCTGCAGCGGATGACGCCGGGCCAGTTCTGGTCGGCGATATCTGGATGGATGGGCGGGGTCACACGGCGAGTAGTTGGCGGGCGACAGCGCGCGCGACGTGGGGCCGACGGCTCGGCCTCGTGGCGCGTGGATTCCGTCAGACCGGTGCGTGGCTCGTCGGGGTCGAGACTCGGTCGGGAGTGGAGAAGCGCTCGATCGACTCGGTGCCGTGGGGGCACGGCGGTGGCGTCACTGGCGGATCTGTCAGTGTCGACCGCGTGCTGCGACTGGCTCCTGTGTACGCGGCTGGACGGCTCCTGGCGTCCAACATTGCGGCGGCCCCGCTGCGGCAGTTCCGGGACTCGGGCGGCACGGTCCAGCCGTTGCCGCTGTCCAGCCTCTTCGCGAATCCGTCAGTGCAGGGCAACTTCAACGACTGGATCTGGCGAGCGGTCCTGTCGATGGTGTACCGGGGCAATGCCGTCGGCTACGTCACCGCGAGGGACTACTACGGCTACCCGACAATGATCGAGTGGCTGCCCCTGGACTGGGTTCAGGTCATCGACTCGATGCCGTCCGGGCCCGGCTCGTTCGTCAACCCGATCTGGTACATCCGCGGCAACCAGGTCGACGCCACGGACATCGTGCACATCCCGTGGTTCCCGCTGCCGGGCAGGGTGCTCGGGCTCAGCCCGATCGGTGCGTTCGCCTCGATGGCGACGACGAACCTGGCCGCGCAGGAGTACATGGAGGCGTGGCATGCCACCGGGGGTGTTCCGCCCGGCACCTTCAAGAACGTTACGCAGACGGTGGACCAGGCGGATGCTGCGGTCATCAAGGCGCGGCTGATGGATGCGATCCGCACCCGCCAGCCGATCGTGTACGGCAAGGACTGGGACTACAGCCCGATCACCGTGCCCGCCTACGAGGCGCAGTTCATTGCGACACTGAAGCTCGGTGCGACGCAACTGGCGGCGATCTACGGGGTTCCGCCCGAACTGATCGGCGGCGAGACCGGCGGGTCGATGTCCTACAGCAGCCCGGAGCAGCGAGAGATCGAACTGATCCAGCTGACGCTGCTGCCGTGGATGAGCAAGCTGGAGTCGCACCTGTCGATGCTGACCCCCCGCGGGCAGTGCGTGCAGTTCGACGCGGACAAGCTGATCCGACTGGACCCGCTGACCCGCTGGACGATCTACGAGAAGCAGCGGCTCATCGGTGGCGCGAACATCGACGAGATTCGCAACAGGGAGAGCATGCCGCCACTGCCGGACAGCCAGGGGCAGGACTACACGCCGCTGCCCATCGCGGCCGGCGTGAACATCACCCCGCCGGCGATCCGCGGCCACAGCGATCAGGACCTGGACCGGCTGAGGCTGGTCCGCAGGGAAGGCAGCGGAAATGGCTGACCAGCGCACCAACCCACCAAGCGCCGTTGGAGGCACCGTGGAGATCGAACGCCGGTACACCTCCGGCGACACAGGCAAGGCCGAACTGCGCGCCGACGGCGAGAAGCGCCGCATCGGCGGCTACGCGGCCGTGTTCAACCGGCAGTCCCGCAACCTGGGCGGCTTCATCGAGGTCGTTGACCCGGTGGCCTTCAACCAGGCCCGCGGCGACGGCTGGCCGGACGTCATCGCCCGCTACAACCACGACGACAACCAGCTCCTGGGCACGACTGCGGCTGGGACGCTTCGGATGGGCCTGGACAGCTACGGCCTCACCTACGAGGTGGACCCGCCCACGTCGATGGCGCACGTGACGGAGCTGGTGCAGCGCGGCGACGTCCGCAAGAGCTCGTTCGCGTTCCGCACAGTGAGCGACGACTGGGCCACCACCGATCAGGGCTATCCACTGCGCCGCCTGACGGGCGTCCAGCTCGTCGACGTCGCACCGGTGAACGTGCCCGCCTATCCGGACAGCACGGCGGGACTTCGCTCGCTGGCGAACCGGTTCGAGGCGGACTTCGAGGAGGTCCGCTCGATGGCGCGGGAGGACGAGCTGCGGAAGTTCTTCGTCCGCACCGACGGGCCGCAGCCCAAGAAGCCTGCCCGCAGGGGCATGTTCGGCCCGGCCGCTGCTGCGGCGCTTCTGGCCCGCAGGGAAGACCCCTACGTCTGAGGCTGAGGCCTCCTGCAAGACAAGACCCCCGTCATGCGGGGGCGGTACGCCGTCCTTGGACCGCGTAGCCGTACTGCCACGGCGTCGACTTGGGCTCTCCCGGTCGGTGTCCGCTCTGGGTGCGGTGAAGCACACAACGGGCCAGCGTGCGACACGAGGAAGTGATCAGCGGACCGCCGGTTGCGCAAAGGCGCCGGCCACCGGCACCCCACGGGGTGTGGGACCGCGTGGGCTCCGCGTTCGAGATCGATTTCGAGCGGACGAGGAGTCCATCCATGTCGGACATGGTTCAGAGGCTGCGCGAGCGGCGTGCCAACGTGTGGGAGCAGATGAAGGGGCTCGCCGACAAGGCGGCCGACGAGAACCGTGCCTTCGAGCCCAGCGAGCAGGGCTCGTGGGACGCGATGAACGACGAGCTGGACAAGCTCGACGAGCGCATCAAGTCGGCGCTGGACACGGAGGCCCGCGCCAAGGAGGCCGACGACGCTTTCGAGCGGCTGCACGGCCAGGGCGGTCAGCGCGGGGGTGCTGCGGCCGGCGGGCAGGCGGCCACTCGGGGAGAGCAGCAGGGTGGCGGGGACCGTGGCGAGGAGCTGCGCTCCTTCCTGCGTGGTGAGCGCGGCCGGTTCTACGACGTCAACCCGAACGGCCCGGTCGACTACCGGTCGCTGACGAAGGGTTCGGCGACGGCGGGCGGTAACACGGTCCCGACGTCGTTCTACGACCGGCTGATCGCGCATCTCATCGAGGTGTCCGCGATCATGCAGGCCGGGGCGACGGTCCTGAACACCAACTCGGGCGAGGTTATCCAGGTCCCGAAGACGACCGCGCACTCCAGCGCGTCCATCGTCACCGAGGGCAACACGATCGGTGCGTCGGACCCGGCGTTCGGTCAGATCCCGCTGGGCGCCTACAAGTACGGCACCATGATCCAGGTGTCGCGCGAGCTCCTGGACGACACGGGTGTCGACCTGGAGGGCTACCTCGCCATGCAGGCGGGCCGCGCGCTGGGCAATGCCTTCGGCGCGCACGCCATGACCGGCACCGGCACCTCGCAGCCGCGCGG